ATAAGTCTAAGATATTTTTGATTGATGCGAAGTATTTGCCAAGCGACCCAAACTATATGCGATTTGGAGGTATGCAAAATACTCGTGGATGGATAGAAGAAGCTGGGGAGTTTGACATTGAGTGTAAGAATAACTTACAAGCGAGTATAGGGCGTTGGAAGAATAAGGAATATGACCTGTCACCAAAGTTGCTACAAACGTGTAACCCCAGCAAGAATTACTTGTACAAGGATTATTATAAGGCGACAATTGATAGAACTATTCCAAGTCATATGAAGTTCATTCAGGCATTGCCAACAGATAATAAGACATTGCCAGTTGATTACGTTCCTAACTTAATGAAAATATTAAGCCATAACGAGGTTCAAAGGCTTGTGTATGGTAATTGGGAGTTTGATGATAATCCTTATGCGATGTTTGAGTATTCAGATATTCTTGGATTGTACACCAATGAGTTTATAAAGCCTACTCAAGATAGGTATATGACTTGTGATATTGCTTATACAGGTTCGGATAAGTTTGTTATCGTTGTTTGGGCAGGATTTGTAGCATTGAAGATAATTGCCATTGATAAGATTGACGATACGATGGTGAGCAAGAAGATAAATGAGTTACGCATAGAGAATAGAGTGCCTTTGAAAAATGTGATATATGATGCTGATGGATTGCAGACATTTACAAGGGCATCAACAAAGTTAGGAAATTTAGTAGGAGCAACTCCATTTAACAATAATGGTAAGCCAATAAAGATGCACGGTAAAACGGAGAACTTTAAAAACTTAAAGGCACAATGTTACTGGTACTTTGCAGAAGCGGTTAAGGATTCAAAAATGTTTATTCAAGAGGATAAATATAGGAAGCAAGTGATTGAGGAGTTAGAGCAGATAAATAGACATCCATTGCAGGATGATGGTAAAATAGCGTTAGAGAAAAAAGAGGAGATAAAAAAGAGGATAGGTCGTTCTCCCGATTTTGCTGATGCACTTATGATGAGATTTTTCTTTGAATTGAAAGGTAAGCCGAGATTACGAATAATTTGGTAAATAAATAACTATGATATTTAAAAACAACGAAGAAGCCATATCGGCTATTAAGAGTAATCTTAAAATCAATGAAGAATTTGTCGAAATGCGTGAATGTTCTGATGAGCTGAAAGCGTTAGTAAATGGAGATGACTTCATAGATGAGCTTATAGAGAACATAGAAGGAATTGAGAGTGAAGTAAAAGCAAATGCGAGAAGGCAATACTCACGAAGTATCAAAGATTTATTCGGAAGAATATTTCAGCCTATCGATAATATTTATTACGCAACTGGAGGAATTAAAGACTACGATATTTTAAATCCTACGATTAAAGCAGATTTCTTAAAAAAAATTGCAAGTGTTAGAGATGGGAAGTCTTTAACGGAATGGGTGCAAGACTACGCAATTAAATTAATGAACACAGACCCGAATGGATTGATGTTCTTAGAATATACTACTGAACCCGAGATTGATATTTATCCAACTTACAAATCGATTGATAGTATTCGTTATTACGAGTCAAGAGGACAGATGGTCGAGTATGTTATCTTTGAACCAAAGAGATTAGACAACAGACAGTTTTGGAGAGTAGTTGATGATTTGACAGATAGAACATTTGAGCAAGTTGGAAATCAATTTAACATTATACCTGAATTAACATTTGAGCATCCATTTGGTCAAGTACCTGCACTTATCTGTTCTAACATTCAAATTCCAGCAGAGGAGGAGAGATTATCAGCCATTGATAACATTATAGACATCTCCAAAGAATATGCGAGAGACCAATCATTCTTAACATTATATAAAATTTACAAAGCCAATCCAATCTTTTGGAAATATGTTCAGTATTGTGGTGATTGTGGAGGAACAGGTAAAGTAGAGGAAGAAACTTGTACTACTTGTGATGGTCACGGAAAGATGATGGGTAAGAGCGATGTAACAGGTGTTGTTGAGTTACCTATTCCTGATGATAGAGATACTCCAGTTATCGCACCAAACATTGCAGGATTTATATCACCTGATTTAGATGTGTGGAAACAATACTCAGAAGAATTGAATATACTTGAGGAGAAGATGTATAAAACACATTGGGGAACAAGTTATGGTATTCAGAATGTAAGTAATGTAGAGAAAACAGCTACTGAAATAATCTACAACAAACAACCATTAGAAAATCAACTTAACAAATATGCTGACTTTATAGAATATGTTGAGTGGAAGTTCTGCGAATGGATATTGAACTTTTATGATTTAGGAAAAAGCAGAAGCGAAAGTAGAATAACAATCAATTTAGGTCGTAGATATATCGTTGAAGGTTATGACACATTATTGGAAAGATACGAGATGTCTGTTAAGGCTGAAGAAAATAGTGTGGTGTTGGATAAGCTGTTTAGTGAGTATTTATCGGCAAAATATAGAAATAATCCAATTGATTTGCAAATTAATCTCATAAAAATGCGAATCGAACCATATTTACACTTACCTTTACAAACAGTTTTAAATATCTTTGGAAACGAAGAAGCACAAAGAAAAGTATTATATCAAAAATGGTGGCAGACAGTTACAGATTATAGCAAGTCAGAAGAAGTATTGACTGCTGAATTTAATAGCTGGTTTGAATTAAATAAAAAGGTTGTAGCACCGCCAGTTGCACCAATAACTAAATAAAAATTATATGAGTCAAGTTGCAGTTTACGTATTACACAAATTAGGCAGAGAGGGAAATGGATTTAATTCCAACTACAAACTATCAGTAGAAAGACCTCCACATTTAGTACACATTACTTTTGCAGACACAACCAATGACAATTGCAAGATTAATGGATTATGGTATGAGAAAGATGAAAAACTTACTAAATTACATTTAGAAGGAAAAGACTTTTTAGAAGTACAAGAACCAAGTAAAGATGAGTTAATTAAAGAATACGAATTGCTATCAGGAGAAAAAGCAAAACCTATTTGGGGCGTAAACAAATTAACTGAAGAAATAACCAAACTAAAGTAATATGGCGTTAGACAACATCGCAGAAATCGAAACCACATTAGGAATTGAAAGTGGTAGATTAATTGAAATGATAAATAGTGAAGAAGCGTTTTCAGTAGATTTATCAGAAAAAGTATTCTTGAGTAAAACCGCTTATGAGGAGCGAATTGCAAATATCAAGAAAGAAAGTGCAACAGTAGCAATTGAAACTGCTGTAAAGGAACAAAGAAACAATCTTGGATTAGATTTTCAAGGAAAAACAATTGAGAATTTAGTAAGTGCTATTAAAGCAAAGTCAGAATCTGAAAGCAAGATTGAGCCTGATGAAAAGTTTAAAACATTAAAGTCAGAGTTTGATGGATTAGTTTCTAAGTTAAACGAAAAAGATGCAGAGTTTAATTCATTCAAAACAAAGATTGAACAAACAAATACATTGAATGAAATTAAAAACGAGTTTACGAAATATATTCCTGACAATGTATTGGTTTCTAAATCTACTATATTTACTGAAGCTAAAGAAAAAGGATTCTCTTTTGAAAAAGAAGATGGCAATGTAGTAGTAAAAGATTCAAATGGTAACATTTTAAAAGACGATAACTACTCTCCAATAACTGTAAAGGATTGGGTAGCTAGTTTCTCAACACCATATTTAGCTAAAGTTGAAGGCGGAGCTGGAAAAGGAGATGATACTGGAGAAGGTAAAGCTGGAAGTTTTGAAGCGTTTATGAAAGAGTCTGAAAGAAATAATTGGGATGCTTCTAAACAAAATTCAGAGATGGCTAAACGTATTTCTAATGGAACGTTGAAAATATGAGAAGGCTAATTGAATGGTTCTTTTCTTTATTTATTGATAAATCTAAAATAGAAGCGTTAAAAAAAGAAGCAGCAAAAGAACTTGGCAGAGAGTATCTTGAGTACAAAAACAAAGTTTATTTTAATAAATTAAGAAGAAAATAAAAAAAATCCCTTACGAATTAAAAACTTGTAGGGGATTTTTTGTAACTTTGTATCACTTTGGCGGTAGTTGGAGGGATTCGGGCGGTATGCTCACAAATAAAAAAGAGTATTATCAATTAAAATTTAAACAAAATGCCTAACAAAACAACCGCAAATTTGGTAAAAGCTCAAGCAAGATTGCTTGGAGCATTCCAATCTTCTGAATTAAGATTCAGATACCCAGCTACTTATTTAGCACTTAAACGTAATTCTCCTGTTATGTTCCCTAACTACGATGAACTTCGTACAAGAGAAGACAGAACAGTAGAAACAAACTTCATCGCAAGAGCAAAACGTTCTCTTTTAACAAGTGGTAGAACCCACAATCACACTGGTGATAAACAAGATTCAGCAATACTAACTCCATCTTGGACTCAATATTCTGATAAATTCAATATGTCATTGAAACAAGCTGACAACTCTTTGTATAATGCAGATGAGCAATTGTTCAACGAAATTTCAAATGCAGTATCTAACTTTATGGAAGGATATGAAACTGCTGCTACTTCTTACATCTTTACAAACAGAAGTGCTGTTGTTGCTACTGTTTCAGAAGCTACATTTATTACTGCTGGTACAGTAAATGCTTATGAAATTGCTTCTGCTAATGAAAGTAGAGCTATGCAAATCACTAAAATCGCAATGCAAACTAATAAATATCCTGAAGGATTTACAGTTTTCTGTGATTCAGTTGCTTATGCTAAATTTGAGTATCAAGCTGCTCAAGGTATTTCTAACTCTGCTAACTTGTCATTCCAATTTAATGGAGTAACATTTGTTCACTCAGTAGAACTTAATGCTCTTGCAATTGCAGTAAAAGCTGGTCATACAAAAGGATATTGGATTGTAGTTCCTGATGGAACTGTATCTACATTGCCTTGGATTCCTGTTCAAAACAGAGTTGGAGTTGATACAGTAGTAGGTAACTACTCTAATATCATCAACCCTATCGATGGTGAATCTTACGCATTGCATACTTATGTAACTGCTGCTGATGATAGTGCAAATAATGGTTATACTCAAGACGTAGTTACTCAATACGAAATATCTCAAGATATGTCATTTGCTAAAGCTCCTCTTACAGTATCAACTGAAACTCCTATCATTGCATTTGCAATTATCTAATAGATGATAAACATCACTAAAATACAAACAGCGTTATCGGGACTTGTAGGGTTTAAACAGCCTTACAATCCTGATTATGCTATTGTAGATTCAACAAATCAAGCAAGTTCTTCAGGGTATTACATAACGGATAATCCGTATGCTAAAATCGAATACATAAAGGACAACCAAGATTACGTTGATATATCTGCAACAGGTTTCAATTCATTGCTTACTGATATTAAAAAATCATCGGTAGCAAGTGTTTGTAATCAAGTATTTAGCGATTATGATTTCATTGATAGAACATTATTGTTCAAAAACGCTTCTAATAAAGCAGAAGTAGAAGTATTACCAACAGGATTTGTCGGTTATCAAATTAGAGTAACAAGTCAAAAAAATATGGCTTTTAAAATAAGCCGTGTGTTACTCGATTTTCAAGGTACTGGTAGTTTTACCTTACTACTTTGGAATACTGCAAAGAAAGCAGCGATACAATCTAAGGTAATAACAATAACAACAGACCATCAGGAAGTGTCTTTGGATTGGGTTGTAGATAATACAGATACAACTTATAAAGGAGAATACTACATTGGTTATATTGCAAATTCACTTACAATAACTCCTTACAAAAGAGATTGGAACGCAGGTAATGTTTTATCTTCTCCAACCTATTTGCAAGTTGAAAGAGTTAAAGTGCCAAATCACTTGACTACTACGTTATTCGATTTAGACGATGTAGATGGATTGTCAGAAGATTCAGGACTTAACTTAGACATAACTGTATATGAAGATTATACTGATTTCATTATAAACAACAAGATGTTATTTGCGAGAGCAATTCAAATAAATGGCATTATAGGTTGTATTCAATTATATTTATCATCATTAAGAAGTAACTCAAATCAATCACAATCAGCTCAATTATACGAGAAATTAATGATTGAATTAAAAGGAACTGCAAATGAAAGTACGGTAAAAGTAATCGGTTTAGAAAATCAGTTATTAGGAGAGATTGCTTCTATAAGAACAGAAATAGGTAAGTTAAAAAAAGGTTTAGTTAAACCTAATCAAATCTTTGCTTATACATTAAGATAATGGCAAACTATACAAAAACAAATCCAGTAGGATTAGATTTAGTAGTTGATAAAGTACAAAAAAAATTGTACGATAAATTGACTGCTTTATGGAATGTAAAGTTAGATGGTTATCCAAGATGTTATGAAGTAAAAAGAGATAAGAAAACTACTCTTGAACATTATAAAGGAAAAGGAGAATATGTGTCTTTAATACATAGTGATGTGAATAAATTTTTCTTCACTTGTAAAAAAGATATAGTTCAAAATAGCTTTACTACCTATAATGCAGAAATAGAAGTATATTTCATAGTAAATGTAAAAGATTGTAAG